ATCTTAGATTGCTTGATAGCATCTTCAACCTCTTTCTTACCATTATAAGTATACACGATTCGTGTAATGCCCTTCGCTTCATTACGAAGGCGAATCTTATCATGTTCGGTAAGTTTAGTTATGTTGGCACAATTTTCCTCATCAATGACGAGAAGACAGTCTTTAACTTTGATGCTGCCTTTAACTTTAGGATTATCTGGGGTTTCTTTGGTAGACCACGGAACCGTACATTCAACATGCTCTACATAGTAGGATTTACCCTGTGTTTTAACGACCCACATGGGAATGGTCGGATCGGTTAGGTGTCCTTTGTTAAAGTGAAACACCGCGTCTTTACATGCTAATTCAATCTATGCCATTGCTATTCTCCTTAGGTTTAATGGTGATAGTTATTCTTGTGTCAGGAAACTATCAAACCCCGTGAGCGCAGCCCATCCTGTTTTCGCGTCATCGGAAGCGGAATATGTCACAGGTCCGCTGTTTTTATTTATACTGGTAAATGGACAAAAGCAAGAATAATCACATAAGTTAACTGATGCAGCATCTGATCAAGTCCAAGTGCATTCCAGAACTGAGGATGAGTATCCGCCTTCCACCCCTTAATGCGATTGATATTCATTTTTGCATAGTCAATAAAATAGTGACTAAAAAATTCAAAAATAAAAGCCATGTAAGCCCAAAATGCTGGGACAGAAAAACACATCAAGATACCGTATGTGACAAAAGCGTGGAACAGCGATGGTCAATACCACCACGATGTCCCAATGTGCCTTTGTTTTTCCACATATATTCTGGCTGCAACCAGAAGTCACAAACAAAATGCTTAACTTGAAACGCTAATAGCAGCCATAACATAGTAGTCATAAATTATACCTGTGTCTCTGGTAGGGAATATCCAAGATATGCAAGAATATTTTCCGGTGAGGTTTCTCCGTATGGGTCTGTTGCACAATTGTGTTCAATACCTGGTTCAATGAACCACTTCTCAATCACACCATTATCAACGATAACCGCATATCTCCACGAGCGGGCACCAAAACCAAGATTGTCTTTAGCAACTAACATGTTCATTACACTGGTAAATGCGCCAGAACCGTCAGGGATGACCTTTACATTATGAATACCCTGATCCTGTGCCCACTTGTTCATTACAAACGAATCATTAACAGAAATACAATAAATTTCATCAATACCAAGAGTTTGAAAAACAGCATAATTCTCTTCAAATCCGGGAAGCTGATACGTTGAGCAAGTCGGAGTAAATGCGCCCGGAAGCGAAAAAAGAACAACTCTCTTACCACCAAAGTAATCGTAGGATGTCACATCCTGCCAACGATATGGGTTAGGTCCCTGAATACTTTCATCACGGACACGAGTCTTAAACACTACTGCTGGCACTAAAGTAGGAAGTGCGTCACTCATTATTTTTTTCTCCTAAATATGGCGCGCTCGGCAGGATTCGAACCCGCAATCATGAGCTTTAGAGACCCTTGTGAAACCACTCAGCCTCGAGCGCGTTATATATAGTATATACCACAATTATTCGTTAGATGCAAGAAGTTTTGTTGTCAATTTCATACCCCTCAATAAACTTTTTCTCTTGAAGGGTACGCTCCTTGAAAAATTTACGAGGATTTCCGCACATGACACAGTTGGGATCACCACAGTTAGTAGCTTTCATTTTTGAAAACCGATGGGGATTCTTAACTGGCAATTTCCAGTTATTAGCTATACGCTTTTGACGTTCAATAGCAACTTCTGTCTTTGCGCGGCGCTGTGATCGCTTATGATCTTTTGTCACTGTGGTTCCTCGTTTCAGGTGTATGAATGTTCTTCTGATTAACAAGCATATCCTGTTGCTGTTGGTTTGTCCAGCCCATATTTTTGGTATGGCCTTTTTTTACTAAAAAATCTATAAATTTCCGACCACTATTAATTCTGTTCAGATTCATGGCTTGTTCTTTCAATCAATAGATGCGTTTGCTCCGCAGAGTTTACGTTTTGCTTGCGTAAGTGCGGCAAAATTTACACCCCATTCTTTACCAACTGGAACTTCTTGCGCGTTGGTTGGTAACCCAAAACGAACTCCAGCTTCTTGCTCAATCTGCACAATTGATCTGCGATAACGTGTCAAATCGTTTCCAAGATTTGGATATGGGGCTACGTGAGGGAAATACCATCCAGCAACATATCCAGTTTCATCATCAATCACAATTTTGTAAAATGCATGTGGAACAACAACCCCACGACCAATAGTCTTATCTTGTGGCCCGTATATTGCTCCTGAAATAGCAGTGAATGGACGATTCTGTTGGTATACCCATCCACGAAACGAAGTCTCAAGTAGCTTCCAAATGCCGCGATTTAGAGAGCCAGCCTGAGGTGTCATGTTTGTCATCAAAAATGACTCAAATTCAACCTGTTGATTCCATGATTGATCGCCATCGGGTGCCATATGACCTTTATCATATCCGGTGCCAGTATAATCTTGTGGAGATGCACTTCCCGAAACACTCATATCTGTTGCAAATGCATTTGAACGTGGAACACACCCAAGTGCAGCCTGTGGCGTAAGAGTCCATTCAACATATTCCGGAATATGCGCTACAGGGTCAAATCCCACAAGATATGCTTGGCGACAAATCATCTCTACAGGACGAGTTGATTGTAATACACCAAACGGCGCATGTATTGAGCATTGCTGTAATGGAAAAGGCGGTCTTTGATTCCACGCCAAAGATGGAGTGGTTGTTAACGCCAACGAAAGTGATAACAAAATCATAACTGCTCTTACTAACTTTTTCATAAATTAACTCCTTAGAGTACTATTTATGAATAGTTATTTCTTCAATATACTAAAAAATTTTGTAATAGCTTTAATATTTTATGGTTCTACTTTGTGTTTCGTGCGAAGCATTTGTCGATCTTCCATCAACAAGTTGATAATGTGTCCCAACGAATCATATGCTTCTTGGTGCTTACCGTCTTTCATTAAACGGCAAGCACCAATACTAATCATTGAAAACCCATCCTCAAACAGTTGTTCAGCGGGAATAGATTTAATGTTCTTTGACATTTAGCCACACTCACTGGTGTATTCACGGACAGAGTCTGCTGCACCATACAACTGTTCAATACATTCAGTATGAATGAAATCATAGTTTTCTTCGGTAAGCTGCTCAAGCTGGAAATCATTCAACGGAGTGCCGTTTTCAAATTCAGCATAAGCAATATATGCATCGCAGAACTTGGGGTAGTCTTTGAAGTCAACCCCTTCAACTTCTGCAAACAGAACCTTACGACCATTGAGAAACAAATCCATTTTTTATCTCCTCTTTCGTTCTATTCCGTGATATAGACGAAAAAGGATATCGTGTCAAGGGGTTTTTATGCTACCCAACAATCACAATTACATGTTGTCACATGGTGTATTGCAGTTGATACGCTTGGGGAAGCAGGCAATAATGTACTGTTGGTAAAATTTGGATCAAGGTTAGGTGGTAAATTATTCGGATTTTGATCCGGTGGGGGAGCAATTATCACCACGGAATTGGTTGGTGCAAGATTTGCTGTAGGTCCAACTGGAATAGTAGGGTTTGCCACCGGAAGCGAAGTTCCGTTCAAAATCTGTGTGATATCACCTGTTGTAGTGCTACTTGTTGGTTGGAATCCAGTATTTGGGTTGTATATTCCCAAAGGAGTTGGACCAACATTTACACCATTTTGAGTATTAGTTGGCCATGCAGGATTGGTATAGACGTTTCCATTAGGGCTGGCTATTCCGGTAACTGCTCCAGAAATAGTGCCATTTGTTATTAACGTTTTAGCATCGGAAGATGACAATGTGTTTGGTATATTATTATCAAGATCAATACCAATTGATTGCAATCTGGATTGATTTCTTTCTTGTCTCATCATACCAACAAGACTTTGCCCACCTGTTGTATTTAAGTCACTAATCGCTTCAATAGTTTGTGCACTCATATGAGGTGAAGTATCTTGTGCCATTGACGGAACCGAATCTACAAAGAAATTTAAAGATGAAGGATATGGGTTTAAGAAATTACTCTTAGGGACTGGAACAGGGACTATATTGGTATATCTTGCTCGCTGCTCAATAGTAAGCTGAGCGCCACAAACATTCCAGTATGTTTGTAAATACTTAGAAATTTCAGGATTATTTTGCTGAATACTTGATATTTCAGTATTAGCCTGTGTGATATAACCCTGAACAACTGTGTTCATGGTTGTCCATCCGGATGTTCCGTAAGCAGTATTTGTCCCACCAGTAGCTACTGTTCCGTTTGAATTTACCGGCAAAGCTGCTGTTGGTGGTGCTTGAATTTGTGCTGTTGGAATGGTTGTTCCGGGTGTTCCAACTGTGTTTAATGTAATTTGTGTAATTCTTCCAAAAGTTCCGTTTCCATTAGACCCAGCATTTGCATCATTGGTATCTATCACGCATGTCGCGGTTGAACCATCAGAAATAACTATGGTTGGTGCTGGCGCTCCACCTCTTCCATATCCTCCACCAGCATCAACAATTGTAATTCCTGTGGTGGTGTAATATGTTGTGCCTCCAATTACATTGGTGGTATACTGAACAGTTGCTATGGCCTGCTCCCATTCAACCGACAACAGTAACTGTTGATATATGTTATACAGTTTAGTTGTTTGTAATTGTGTAATTCTTTGTTGAATTAGCTTCCAAGGATATGGCAATCCAGACATGCATCCGAAGAAATCAGACATTGTATATGTACCATTTGGTCCGGACCCAACTGCAGTTATTGAACTGACTGCATCATTTAAACTTTGATTAGTTGGTTTGCTTGTCCCTGCTACCAAAGGTAAATCCGATGTGTTTTCAATGCCTGCTACCACTCGCGCAAATCTTGCAAAGTTGCAATTTTGTATATTCCTTACTTGTCTCATGGTATATGAGAATGCGCCTGCGGCAACAGCTTGATCAGCCGGAATAATATTATTTAAATATGACCCAAATCCAATTGGTAATGGTGTGTAGTTGGATGGGTCAACCGCTTTGTCAAAAATTGGTGGAGTTCCGTTTGGAATTTGTGCACCCACATATGCCTGAATCGTAGGGCTACTTAATGCAGAATTGACACCGCCATTTGAATATATCAGATAATATGTTTTACTGTTTGTTGGTCCCGGTATAGCATTATATACTGGAACTGTCAATGATTGATAGCTGTTTGGAAACATTTTTTTAATGTTGAGTAGATCGGCCAATGTTGTCAATCCTTGCGTTTTGCATTGCAACGGTGCCAATACGTTAGTTAAATTTTCCCCGGTAATAATTAAAAATGCACCATAAATCTGTTGCTGCTGTAACGCAGTAATGTTTGGTGCTGTCCCGCCCGTTATGTTTGAAATGTCGGCAGTGGATAATCCAGCAGCTAACAGAGCCAAACTTAAATCTGTTGTGACTGCCAAATTTTTACCAAGAGTTCTTAACAAATTTGATGGTAAACCAAAAGAGTCAATTGTTGTTAAATCTAATGCGTTCCCCAAATTGATCAGATCGTTACCAAAATCAACAGTTGATAAGCTTATACCAGCGACATCAGCACTTATCAAGTCATTCATGTTACTATACGTTCCATTCAGGAATGTATTGGCGTTATTTGCTGAGGTAATGGTCTTGTTAGCAGAAGACATTAAACCATTGACAGTTATCAATGATGAACAAAATTCTTTGTAATCTGGGACTGATTGAGTAGTGCTTGTGCCATTCCAATTGAATTCATTCCATGCTTGCAGAGCATGTAGGCGCACATATCCCCATTGCGTAACAGACATATTTGGATTTGTTGTGTCATATGGTAACCAAGTTGCACTTTGTCCTTGGTCTGTATTTCCGGAAATGCCATAACCAGAAGTTGCTTCTCCTGTCCAAACATTTGCCGGATCAGCAATGACATAACTTGGTGGCAGAGAATTTCCCAAAGCAGGAATAGAGCCATTGCCTATTGATATCAAATTATTGTATGTAGTATTGGTGAGTGTTGTGTTGCTGTTTCCCGGACCTCTGTTATATCCATCATTGATAGCCCATGTTAGCAGCCTAAGTGCAGTGCTACTTACTAAACTACCAAAAATATAGTCAGTATTGGTTTTACTTACGCCCATGTAAAAGGATGCTACGGGATTGATTGTTAATCCCGTGTTCTGCAATACTGAACCTAATACGTTTATCCCAAGGGGGGATTGAATTCCGGAATCTGCCATTATTTTCTTTCTTTACGGACAGTTAACATCAGGTGAGCCTTGGTTTATAGAGTGACCACAGGTATCACCAGAACCAACACGAAGAACAGCTACACCCTCAGCAAACACGGTTGGACTACCTTCAGTAGTTTTTGCAGAATTGTGAGTTCCTCCTCCGGGGTGAGGCGTGATATCACTGACATGAAGTCCAACAGGAATTCCATTAGCGAACACTGTTGATGCTCCCTTTACAATTTTACCCCCGCCGTTATTCTGATCGCCTTTTCTTGAGAGTGCAGCCATATTTCTTAGCCTAATATTAACTTTTTGGTTTCTGGCATGATAATGTTACTTGTTGCCTGAATATATTTATTCTTGACTGATTCGTCGGTTAGAGCATAAATTACTATACTATCTAAGTTAAGTCTTGGCTCATATTTTTGGTCAGCAGTGAACAAGCTTGGCACTAAACCAATTCCTTGTGGTCCCGGAGCCACACTCACTGGATCATGGATAATCACTTCACCATTCATAATTTCAAGAATCTTGGTAACCAATTCTTCTCCACTTTGTAGTTTAAGTGTTACCACTTGTCCGATTAAATCTGATAAATTTTTCATTATTTTTCCTTTTACAATACTTCTGTTAATTTAGTTCGCAATTCTTTGAACCCACCAACATATTCACCATCAATGAATATTTGCGGAATTGCCTGTGCAGTCGGAACTGCTTCAAGTAAGTCTTCCTTAGTGTATCCTTCGCCAATCTTACGCTCTTCAAATTCAATGCCCTTTTGTGACAGTAAGAGCTTAGCTTGTGTGCAATACATGCAATTGTCACGGGACCATACTACTGCTTTCATTCTTCTTCTCCATTAAACAATTTTATAACCAATTCAATACCCTCTACCGCACTCAAAGGAATGGAAATGTCATTCGGACGATTTATTTGGTAGTCATTGGGATTTATTCTAATCAGTCTGTCAGTTCGTTCTTCACCAAAAACACGAATAGATGGAACCGCCAATCCTGCACCAATCTCGATTCCGATAATTCTTTTTTTATCTTTTTGCCATTCCATAAATTTAGATGATTGGTCATTGATATTTTTCGTAACGAACCATGGATCATTAAACATCATGACCTGAGGTCTGGATGCCTCCCAACATACCGGACACATTGGAACTTCGTCAACATGCGTAAGCACCTGCGTAAATTGTGGCATTGGCTGGGTATCATTACAGCACCGATTACTGCATTGGATGTATTCCAGATTTCCATGAATCTCAAAAAGTTTATCGCGATCATAACCGGCCTTAATAAAATGGCCGTCTACATTGCTGGTTACTACGAAGATATCCTTCGGTAAACTTAGTAAATCGTAGTACCCTTTATGTGGTTCCAGTTCACGATACATAAGAAAACGATTGATGTAAAAATTCCAAGAATCCAATGGGTTCTTATGAAAACTGTCTGCGGTTGCATATTTGATAAACGCGTCCTTTTCTGCTGTCCATACTCCAGATTTTCCTCTAAAATCTGGAATACCAGCATCAACGCCCATACCAGCACCTGCTAATATAACGACACCATCTGCTTTTTGCAGATATGAAACTAAAGTATCAATTTCAGTTTTTTCCATTACGTATATAATTCCTTATGTATTAACATAACATAATACTGCCATAATGTCAATATCTGCATAAATAAAAATGTAGTTCGCGGAATGGGGATTCCCAACTACTCTAACGCTTGGGAGAGCATCAGCACATGACTATTTACTCGAAAACTAATCCACCATCAGGTTTCTATGTGTATGCCTATCTACGTGCAGATGGCACCCCTTATTATATAGGTAAAGGTAAGGATAACAGAGCATATCAACAACACAGACGCAATAACTGCGGAGTTCATACCCCCAGTGATCCCAATCGGATTGTGTTCTTAGAAACCAATTTAACGGAAGTGGGCGCTTTTGCACTAGAACGAAGATACATAAGATGGTATGGACGCAAAGATAATCCTGAAAATACCGGAATACTTCATAATGAGACCGACGGTGGCGAAGGGGCGACTGGAATAATCATCACTGCCGAGCAACGAGAGCTTCGCAGAATCAACTCCTCTTCATACAGTAGGGCTTTAGTTAGTGAAGGTAAACACCCATGGCAAAACAAACACTGGGAAACACTGGAAATTCAAACTGATAGAGGCAAGAAACTAGCTAACAAACTAAAATCCGAGGGTAGACTGGGATTTCAACAAGGA